CTAACCGGCGAATGTAAAAACTGACTAAGCATGTAGTGCCGACGGTGTAGTAATTTCGGACGCGGGTTCAACTCCCGCCAGCTCCACCAAAACTCTTTCGCGGCGATACCAGAATTGTCCGCTGAAGTCCTGAAAGCCCGCACGGCACAAGCCCTGCGGGCTTTTTTGTGTCTGTAATCTTCCGAGGCGATCCGCTTGAATCCAGAGATAATTGGTACACGAATTGGTACACGCTATAATGTGGGCCAAAAACGTGTACCAATTATGGACGGAAACCAGTCATGGCGCGGATGACACGCCCCCTCACTAACAACGAAATCCTAAAAGCTAAGCCTCAAGACAAAGACTTCACACTGCACGATGGCGACGGACTTTTCCTGCTCGTCAAAAAATCAGGTAAAAAGCTGTGGCGTTTTCGCTACCAGCGGCCAAATAGCAGCAGTCGTACAAATCTCAGCCTAGGTTCTTACCCTGCACTAACGCTCGCTGTAGCACGCCAAAGGCGTGACCAATATCTGACGCTGCTTGCACAAGGGATCGACCCGCAGAAGCAGCAAGAGGAAGTCTCTGAGCAACGCCAAATCGAGCTGGATAGCATTTTTTCGGTTGTGGCTGGGCGGTGGTTCCTGATTAAAAGCAAAAGCGTCACCGAGGATTACGCTAAGGATATTTGGCGATCGCTGGAGAAAGACATCTTCCCAACTATAGGTGAGATTCCTGTTCAAGTACTCAAAGCCAGAACGATCGTTGAAGCACTTGAGCCGATTAAAGCTCGCGGGGCGCTTGAGACAGTTCGCCGGTTAGTGCAGCGCATTAACGAGATTATGATTTATGCGGTTAACACAGGGTTGATTGATGCGAATCCGGCTTCGGGTGTTGGTATGGCTTTTGAAAGGCCAAAAAAACAAAATATGCCAACATTACGCCCGGAAGAATTACCAAAGTTAATGCGCTCGTTAGTAATGTCCAATCTCTCAATCACCACCCGCTGTTTAATCGAGTGGCAACTACTTACTCTTGTACGGCCGTCAGAAGCCTCTGGAACACAGTGGTCAGAGATCGACTTCGATTTAAACCTTTGGGTTATTCCAGCGGATCGCATGAAGGCAAAGCGCGAACATGTCGTTCCTTTATCGAAACAAGCTCTCGATATTCTTGAGGTTATGCGGCCTCTCAGCGCCAACCGACAATATGTTTTTCCAAGCCGAAACAATCCCAAAGAGCCAATGAATAGCCAAACTGCGAATGCGGCATTAAAGCGAATAGGTTATGGAGGTAAGTTGGTTGCCCATGGTCTGCGTTCCATAGCGAGCACAGCACTTAACGAAGCCAGTTTTAATCCTGATGTTATTGAGTCAGCACTTGCACATAGCGATAAAAACGAAGTGAGGAGAGCCTACAACCGTTCTACTTATCTCGAACAACGTAAAGATATGATGAGTTGGTGGGGCACATTCACCTATAAAAGTTAGCCCAATACGAAATTTATTAGCTTAGATTTGAGGTGACACAGCTATGGCACAGAGCCAAACCTACTCTGGAAGGCAGCTCTTTACCAGCAGCGGACATTACTAACAGCGTAGTGTGTTAATTTATAGAGAACAGGTCAGCTTATCTCTCATCAACTGTTTGAATTTTTTAGGAGCAGTAATATGGCAGTAGTTCCCAGACAAAACGCACCAAGTAAAAAAATGATCTGGCAGTACTGGATTGACAATGGAATTCAAAGAGGTTTGGATGATACGCGCTATGATAATGCGTGTGATTTCAATGTATGTGTCTGCTGTGGCCGAGAATCCTCAAAATTGGAGAGGGCACATATTATCCCTCACTCACTAGGCGGAAGTAATGATGTCTCAAATTATATTTTGCTATGCAGTAAATGCCATAGAGAAAGCCCAGATATTGCTAGTGAGTCTGCGCTTATTGAATGGATGAATGAACAACCTACTGAAATGGAAAGCATGTTAAAAATCATCCAACAGGAAATGGATAAGTATAATAAAGAAACTCAAATGGCAGTTGATGAAATTCTTATCAAAGAAACTTTTAGTGAGTTGTTCAAAAAGGCAGGAACACATGGTGGTATATTTTCTGATGCAACCAAGGTATATATTATCAGGGAAGCTTTAAAAAAAATATTTAGTCAGACTAAGTCATGAATTAAAACACTCATAGTCACCTTGGTTAACCAGTTTATTAAATTTTAAATTTTATTTTACATTAGGTTTTCTTTTAAGGAGATGTCCACTGCTCGCTTTAAGCAGACTGTAAAATTTGATTGTATGCTGCCATTAAAAACTGTCAGCTCAAGTTTGAGCTAATACACATGAAAGGAAGCCAATTGCGCCCAAGAATTGCAAAAAGAGGTCAGCGCGCAATGCTATCCCCGCCACGCCTGCCCGCTTTATGCATCGCTTTTCATGCAGGTGCATGATACGGGCAGAGCCGCGCCCGGTAGGGCCTAAACGAGGCAAAGCGGTGCATTTTTTTGCATGCAGATCCATGCGCACTATGCATGCACGTCTCTTTACAAAGCGGCTGGCCAGAAAAAAGGCTTCGGTAAAAAGAATATGGGTGTAAAAAAGCCGCTGGTATGGCAGCGGCTGTGCAGGATTAATGAACCTGGCGGAATGCTGAGCCGTAACGGCCCAGCGTTTGGCGTTCTCTTGCCGGTTCCGGTGGTGCTTCCGGTACGTTTTCCGGCTGTGGCGGTGCGGTGATGACCTTTGTGATGCTCTCATTCGTCTTGAAGGTACAGGAGCAGTCCAGGTTAGTGCACTGGTGATAATGCTCTTTTACCTGCTCTGACATATAGCGGCTCGATTTGGTATGTGCCGCGCTTTTGCAGTAGGGACAGTGCATCATTTCTGGCTGCCCTCCTGAAGTTTTGCACGCTGCGCCCGGATTGATTCAGCCAGCTTCTGGCGGCGCATAGGATGGCGGTAAAGTTCCATATCAATACCGCTAAGCGGCGGGCGATATAGACCAATACTCTCCAGCAGCGGAGCCTCATTTAGTATGCTGTCTGGCAGAGCAGCAGCCGCCCGCGTCAGCGCTTCACCGACCAGATAAGCCACGTCCTTAATACTATCCCGGTCGTCTCCGGCAAACGTTGGGGAAAGCTCTTCACGACGGAGACGCAGCTTAATGGCCCACAGCAGCGACGGACTTACGTTACGCAGGGCTGACTGCCAGTGCGCATCCGCGAACCCGGTAAACGCTGCGCTGTGTGATTCCACGTACTCTTTGCCACTGCCACAGCATTTCAGCATCGCCTCCTGCTTATCCAGCGCCAGCTCTTTAAGCAGCCCGCCGAACTCATCGGCCAGTTCACGGCTGGCGATGCGCTGAGAATGTTCGGCGCGCAGCTCGTCGGTGAGATTGCCTTGCAGGTTGCGAAAGATCGTGCGCCAGTTGCTCTCGGCTTCTTTTCCTGCCTCGATGGCTGCCTGTTGCTCTTTTTCACAGCGGGCGATATCGCCGCAGATGCCGTTATAGGCTTTCATCCTTTCGATATGTTCCGCGCGAGCTTTCTCGAAGCGTTCCAGTGATGCAGGTTTCTGTTCCGTGGTGGTCATGATTGTCTCTCATCGTCTGTAAAGGATGAGGCCATTCTGTCGTGTACCACAACGGGTGACTGGAACGACGTGTGGCAGGCGCAGGGCGATATCGCCACGCTGGCGCAGCTCACCAACTTCACGCAGCCGCAGCCGCTCAGCCCGTTTGAATCCGTCAGCGAGGCCGACCTGAAGGCCATGAGCGCCAGCCAGAAAGCCGAGCTGCTGGTCGCCCATTACGGGGAGGCGCTGGCCGTGCCGCCAGTCGGAGAGGAAATCTGACGCTATGAGAACGGCGCATGGCAGGTGATGGAGGCGAAGACGCTGCGCCGGGAAATCGCCGCGCTGTTTCAGAAAGTACGCGCACCGTTCTCGGCCGCCGGTATCGGCAGCGTGCTGGACACGCTCAAGCTGATGGTGCCGCAGATGGGTGAACCGTCCCGCCGGCTGATTGGTTTCCGTAACGGTGTGTATGACACCACGACAGGCACATTCAGCCCGCACCGCCGCGAGCACTGGCTGCGCACAGTCAACAGCGTGGACTACACCGCCCCGCGCCCAAGTGAGAACCTCGCAGACCACGCCCCGGCCTTCTGGCGCTGGTTAACGCGGGCAGCCGGACATAATCACGACAAGCAGGAGCGCATCCTCGCGGCATTATTTATGGTGCTGGCAAATCGCTATGACTGGCAGATGTTTCTCGAAGTCACCGGCCCCGGCGGCAGCGGTAAAAGCGTCATGGCCTCGATAGCCACTCTGCTGGCCGGAAAAGACAACACCACGTCCGCCACTATCGACACGCTGGAATCCTCACGCGAGCGCGCCAGCGTGGTGGGTTTTTCGCTCATTATCCTGCCTGACCAGGAAAAATGGAGCGGCGACGGCGCAGGCATCAAGGCTATTACCGGCGGCGACGCAGTAGCCATCGATCCAAAATACCGTGACGCCTATTCAACGCATATCCCGGCGGTCATTCTGGCGGTGAACAACAATCCGATGCGCTTCAGCGACCGCAGCGGCGGCGTGTCACGTCGCCGGGTAATCCTGACCTTCCCCGAGGTGATACCGGCAAATGAGCGTGACCCGCAGTTGCTGGATAAAATCAGCAACGAGCTGGCCGTCATTGTTCGTCATCTGATGCAGCGCTTCGCGTCACCCGATGAAGCGAGCGAGCTGTTGCAGGCACAGCAGTCATCCGGCGAAGCGCTGGAAGTTAAACGCCAGGCTGATCCGTTGGTCGATTTCTGTGGCTACCTGATGCCGCTGAGCACGCCGAACGGGCTGTTTATTGGTAACGCCAATATTCGCCCGCTGAATCCGAAGCGGTATCTCTATCATGCCTACCTGTCATTCATGGAGTCACGCGGCCATCAGCACCCGTTGAGCCTGACCGCCTTCGGCCAGGCGGTGCCGCAAACGCTGAAAGAATATGAGCGCACCTTGCTGAAGCGCAGGACAAATAACGGCATACAAACTAACCTAGCATTACATGAGGACAGCGAGACCGACTGGCTGCCAGCATGTAGCGCCTAATATATCACTTCACCTAAACCGGCTTTGGCCGGTTTTTTAATATTTGACGCACATACCTATGTCAGCCAAGGTCAACAAGGGGGGAACGCCCGTGGAAAA